CGCTCACCGGGTGCAAGTGCTCCAGTCGGCATCTGGTTGAAGAGATCTTTTGCACCCTCAGGAATCACATTGCCACGTCGCGTCGTTGTCTGCCCTTGCAGGTTCTTGAATACACCAACCGACTCCTGCTGTTTGCGAACGGCAATATCGATTTGATCCGTCGCGTTCTTGACCGCTGAACTATATGCATACCAGCCAAGCGCACCGGCAGCCAGCGAGCCCCCGATAACCAATAGCACAGGATTGAGTGCGCCTATTGCTACCGTCAGGCCAGCCGCGCCACTGATCAACGCAATCAAGCTTGTGACGATTTGCAGCAATGAACCGAATGCCGCCAGTACTGGCCCAAGTGCTGCCGTCAATAGTCCAAAGATGATGATGCCTTCTTGTACCGCTGGCGGTAACTTTGAAAACCGATCCAATAGCTCGATGACCTTTGGGATGATCTTTAGTAAAACTGGCTCAAGTGTACGGATAAGCGATTCACCAAGCGGAGCCAGCGCAACTAATACCTCGTCCTTTGTCTTCTGAAACCGCGCCAGTATGCTCTCGCTGACTTGCGGGAATCGCTGATTGATCGCTTCGCCGATGCCATCAAAGAAGCCACCGACCGTCAGTTTGCCAGCTTCCTTGAGCGCCCGTAGCTTGGCCGCATCCTTCGTACCGAATGCCTGTTCAAGTAGCTGCTCAAAGATGGGCACCTGTCCCAATGCCTCTTTGATGTCGGCGCGTTCAAAGCCCTGCGAGAAGATCTGCTGAAGGTTTCGCGCGAACTGCGCCGGATCTGGCAGCGTAAAGACCGCATTCAACCTGCCAAGTGATTTTATGATGCTATTGATCGACTGATCAGATACCGTTCCAAGCGCCTTGAACTGCGCAAAGAGACTGGTAGCAAACTGCGTGGTCACACCCGGCGAAGATCGCGCCAGCTCTCGAAGCTCAGCCAGCTTTCGATTTGCCGACTCAATCGAACCTGTCAGCGCCGTCAATGTCTGCCGTGATTTATCGAGATCCGCAGCCGCCTTGAGTGCCGCCAAGCCTACACCACTCAAAGGCAGCGACACCTTTAGACTAAGCTGCTGACCTACGTCAGAGATCTGTCTCTGAAAGGTCTTGAGCGAATTGGCAAAGCCTTTCGTTAGCGCGTCGCCAGCCTTTTCGCCGGCTCGTTGAGCAGCCGGGCCGAGACCGTCAAGGGCTGACCGAATAGCTTGTGCCAGCTTCTCAGCCGCCGCTTGCGCGTCGCCGGTATCAAGTCCAATTGCGATTACAATGGGTGCTGCCATCTAGCCTCCGATCCGGCTTTGGAGCCGCGACTGTAGCGCCGCCTGCTCGCTGGCCTTTTCCTGCCGTTGCTGCTCTCGTTCCTGATCCTTCTGCCGTGCCCGTTCCAGTGCGCGGATGCAAGACCACTGGTACATTGTCAGAGCATCGGGATAAGCAAAGGTGCCGCCGCAAGCCTTCACCTCACCCAGTGACATCGCTTCCGCGATTGCATCGGCCAATGATCGCGGCTGCTGGCCGGGCTTCGTCTCGCGCTTTGCGCATCCGCCACATACCTCCTCGATCGGCGCGTCAGGATACTTCGCCAATGGCCCGACGATCTGACAGACTTCCTCACCGGGACAGGGCTGGCTCCCAACGCGCCGTGATGCCTGGATTTGCTTATCAAACCAGTCTTCGAGAGCCGTCGTCAGTCCAGCAGTGATGCCTCAAGCGCAGCCATCAAGGTCTGCACAATGAGCCGCTTCCACGTCGGATCAATCGCGGCCAAGAACACGCCGCGCTCCGATTCGGCAAAGCTCTTATCCCGTACTGTGCCGCCTTCAACGTCGGTCACCAGCTGATCGTAGATCTCGACGTATGCCCGAAGGTCTGCGCCGATCTTGGTGCGTGGTCGCTTGGCCCCACGGATAAAGCTGACCTTCGAGGCGTTGCGCTTGAACTTGGCGCGTTCGCTCTCCGTCGGTTCGCGCAGAATGTGGTCAACCGTGTAAAGCGGCTTATCAGCGTCCGGCCCAACCAGCTGCCGGATCGTCCAGCTATTCGCGCCGAGGCTGACCTCGTCGTCATCGCCGACCACCTGCGCAGATCCGGCATACATCGCCAGAATGGCCGTCTTCTTGTGCCCGGCACGCATCGTGACCTTCTCCGCTTCGGTCAGCGCCCGAAACTGCGGTATGCCCTTGTAGCCCTTGACCTCGAGAATGATCTTGTCCCAGAGCGCACACGTGGCTACCTCATCATCAGTGACGATCCGCTCTTCTCGCGGGTTCTCTTCGACGATCTCCAGATTGATCGCCTTCTCGCGGTCAAGTAGCTCGATCAGCGTTGGCTTTCGTAGTCGATGCGAAACGATGAAAGGGATATCGCCGCCCGGACGGGCATTGATGTGAACTTCTACGCTGTCAGCGTCAAATGGATATGCGGTATCGTTCAATGGTTCCTCCTACCATTTACCGATCGGACACCTGAGACGGCCGATCCTCGTCTTTGTGCGGATATCAGATCCAAACCATTGCGGGCAACCGCACTCGCCGCAATAGATGCCCGTCTCCGTGCGTTGCACTGACGGGCAGGATTCACACATCGCCTGTCGGCCTGCCTGAATGTGCGTGGCTGATTCGCCGAAGCGTACCAGCCACCACATCGCCCGAATGAATGAGATTACACGCAGCACGGGCGAGGCCCTTCAACCGCGCCAAGCTCACCGCCGATGATCGTCTCGATCTCCTTGCGGGTAAGCTTCTTGCCTTCCGGCATCAGCGCGACGTCATTGCGCTGCATCGCGGCACGCCTGACCCGGTAGTATGCCGCCAGCGTTTTAGGGTCCATCACCTCCGGCTCGATGGTGAAGTCAAAGACATCACCACCACCAGCCGCCGGCTTTGGCGCTTCCGCTGCCTGCTCTGCCGTTGCTGTTTTAGACATATGAGCTGGTCTCCTGATTGATGACCTCGGCCTTGAGAGCGCCGCCCGTGACTGAGTCATACATCCCCGTAAGGTTGATGGTGATTGCCGCATCGCCCTCGGAGTCTGTCGGATCGACGCTGGTGATTCGCGCCTTCGGGATGATGTAGTTGATGGTGTACTTGTAGGCGGTACCGGCTTCTGCGGTCGACTGCGCCTTGAAGGTGACGTCGGTCAACTCCTGCCCTGTCACATACCGCTCCCACGGAACCACCGTCGAGTCGAGCAGGATGACCAGCTGCGCCGTGACCGTGCGCGATCCGCGCAGCAGCTTGCCAGCATAAGCCGGAGCTGTCGTTGTAGCATCGTAGGTGAGCGTCTGCGTGGAGTCACCGGGGCAGCGATCGTTGAGCCGGAGATTATTGGCAACCTCGACCGACCAGCTGCGGAGTGTGCAACCCGATCCTGAAAAGGTCGTCGTGCCATCGGCATCCGTCCAGTACACCGACACACCCGCGCCAGTCAGACAGGCCGCGATATCCATCGTTGAGGGCAGCGAGGTCAGGCCGTGCGGAGTCGTGAATTTGCCAGATCCAACGATATCGGCGGAGTATTGTGGTCTATCGGCTCGATTCTGAGAGAGTCGAAACCGATCGACCACGCATCCAGCGAATCGATGGCTTGCACCGCCAAGCTCCGCCGCCATAGCAAACGACGGATACTGGCGACCACTGGCAATCGGCAGCATACTGCACGAATGCTTGTATGCCGACGTCCCGCCCTGCTGCGCCGTCGTCACTGTCCCGCCCAGGGCACGCAACGCCAGACGACCGGCGATGGCATAGTTGACGTCATCAGTGAAGGTCACGGCAGGATGTGTCAGGTAATTCGCACACCACTGAGTTGCAAACTCGTGGCCGTTGCCTGGCACTCCGGCATCGTTCAGAAACTCGACCTGTGGCAACACGAATGATGCCTGCTGGCTTCGAATCTTCGCGTAATTGCTACCAGTGGCCGATCCGTCATTGTACGCGGCCTCCACTGTTTTGGTGACGTATAGAGCTACGTCATTACTCAAATATTGCGGCATAGTGCCTCCTTAGCAAGGGTCAATGGTGATTGAACCTACGGCGAAATGCAGAAGCTCGCCGCCATACACATTCAGGTCAATAGCCCATCGTATGGGCTGTCTGCGCTTCAGCGCGTTTACCAGGCTGGCCACGTCATCAAGCGCGGCCGTGATTGCGTCGAGTTCCGTATTGAACGTCAGATCCGAGTTGGCCGCCTTGTTGCCGGTCTGGTAGTAGTGCATCGCCCATATGTCATATGCCCAGTCCCGCTCAACGCATCGCATCGCGACTTCGCGCCCGGCATCCTGTGTGCGCGTGATGACGTAGCCGTGCACACGATCGCTATCAGTCGATGAGCGAAGCAGGCCGGGCCACATATCCTGCTTGACACCAAGTACCCACCACGGGTAAACCACTGCCAAAGGCGCGGCCGTTGTGATCACACTTTCGAGCGCGGTGCGGATCTGGTTGTCCGTGTAGGTAGTCGACATTACCGATTCATCCTCACGCGCGTCTGTCCGAGTATGCCGGCATAATCAGCGCGTACCTTGTCCAGTGCTGGCTCGATGTAGGGCCGACGTGCCATAAAGCGCGTTCCATATTCCAGATAGGCCGCATAATTGGCATTGATGGTGACGGTAGCCTGAGCCTCTCCAGTCATCTGCCAGTTGATCGAATTCGTCAACGTGCCGGTATCCATGGCTGGTGCCTCACCCGGAGCCGATGCGATGTGAACCGCCGTTCGACCTCGCCGATAGGCGCGGCCTGTCTTTGGTAACGACATCAGGCGCTGCATTTCAGCAACAATGCCTGAAGCCATCGCGCGGACCACCATCGACGCCTGCCCTGCCATCTGCTGCACGGCCTCGGGTGATATCTCTACGTCATAGCGCAATGGATCAGCCATTATCGGGCTCCGTGCTGTTCTCAGCCGGATCGCAGGTCAGGATCCAGCCGCTTCCAATCTGTTGCATTGGGCGAAGGGTAGATATCCGATAGGCCTGTTGCCGGCCGTTGACGTCGACCACTACCTTTGCCCCGGTATGCAAATTCTTGTCCAGCGTCACGGTCGAGACTTCGCTGGTCATCCAGATTCGCACTTGGTTTGATTCGCTCTTGTTGTCGCGCTGCACGTGCCAGCCGTGGCGCGTTGTGAAGACCTCGACCTCCCCATCAGCCGGCGTCATCTTGTAAAACGTCAGGCTCGCTGACGATCCGTAAAGCGCTCCGCGCATCATATTCAGTGTGGACGCATTAAGCAGATTCATCCGCGAACAAGCCTCCCTGAATGACACAAACCGCTGATCAGCTGGGATACCGCCACCGGCAAGCCAGCCTCCTTCGCTGATGGCGCGTACTCGACCGTAACGCCGTCGGCCTGAAAGCGTGCTATGCGCTGCCCTTCGTTCGTCTCGAACCCTTCGAGATACGCAATCGCCAACTCACATTGCGCGTCTTTGACGACATCGGGAATCTCGGTTGATTCGTAATACTCGCCCCAGAATCCCATCGAGAAATCGTTGAGCCGCTGATTGGCTGTACCGGTTAAGGCGCTGTCCTTCTTTGGCACCTCAAAGCGTGGCCACGCCAACGCCTGCTCGCCGTCCACCTTTGAGCCGCGCCAGTTTTCACGGTTCAACCTACGGGCGGCCATAAGCAAAGCGCGAATCTTGTTATCCGGCGTCGCCGCATCAAAAGCATCGGCATTGATTCGGTTGTGATTGCGATATGTGGCAAACTCGGCCAGCGTCACATAGGACGTACTGGCCGAGCCTCCTACCGTGGTTATGATGTCGGTTGTATTCGGCATCGGTTATCACTCACCCCTTTGGACGTGGCTTCCTCGGCTTTCCTGGCATTTCTGGATCACCTCCCTCTGCCTCGATTGGCTTGTGGGAAGAGGCGTCATCGAGCACCCGCCAACCCATCGACTGCATCGACTCTGCCTCTTCGGGGTGGACATCGGCCGTGGTTGGCCCGCCGGGATGGGCGGGCTCTTCACGGTACATTGTGATCAGCTTGACTGACATAATCCCCCTCTACGGCATTCTTACCCGATCAGCGTCGCGATGTGCGCCGGCTTGACAGCCTTCACACCCCACGCCATACCGACCTCATAAGAGATCTGACGATACTGGCGATAGAGCGCAACCTGGAACGTCAGATTCGAAATCGGATCGGTGATCTCCGTCACATCGTCAGCACCGTCACCGCCGGCCGGCATCGCCGGAGCGCGAGTGATCAGGTGGAGAGCGTTGCGGTGGAAGGCGACGTTCGGCGTGTAGCTGTTGCCGACCGCGATAGTGTCGTTATCGACCCACGCGACCC